CGTTACCTTTATAACCACCATCATTCTGACCACCAGAAACATTATGAGCACAAGAACCATCGCAATAGGTTCCACCTGTATTATTATAAACACTACCACTTACCCAGTTATGTTTTGAAGTACCAGCCGCATCACATTTAACAGGTACACACATAGAACCACCTGAACCATCAGAAATGGCAAATTCATAATTACCGTTAGGGCATTTTTCTAGATTAGGATTATCCTTATAGCAAATATCGATTTCACCATCATCATTAGTATCTTTAGAATAAGTAAAAGCTGGATATTCATCAGGAGGACAGGATTTAGAAAGTACTTGTCCGCCTATCTTATATTTATTTGATGATACGCCATAATTAACACAAGCAGAGCCAACATACGGACGGCTTTTATATTCAATTTTATATTCATTAATTGACCAGTACGAATCCAACTCCTCACAAAAAGTATCTGAGCTTGAAAGCGTTGCAAAATCTCCATCACGATGATGTGACTCGAAGAAAGAACGACAAGCCTCAAAACCGTCACCGTCCGCAATAGAAAGAATTGTCCCACCATTATGCAGACATTGTGTTGCTATAGTAACTTTAGGACTTACGCTATCAGGTTCAACAACGTCAGCAAACACATAAAAAGCAGAAAAAAAAGGCGTTAACACTAATGTAAACGCCAATATAAATTTATTCATTTTAACCTAGCCCTTTGCAAACTTCCTTTGCACACATTGCACCCAACATGACAATAGAAACATGAAAAAGGGCGAGCATTACACCCGCCATTTTTATTACACCTTAAGCTGTTTTAACAGCTCGTTTACCAAGACCAATGCCTTTAAACGCCATGTTAATACCAATAACAAGGACACCTGCACCAGCCACAAACGCAGCAACAGTACTTAAATCTACAGCAGCAAAAATATCAGCCATTTTTCATTCTCCAATTTTCATTTTAAATTATGAGCGTTATTGCTCGTTAGTATTCAAGCTACAATCATTGTAACCATGAATTTTTTTACGTTTTTCGTATAATTAATCGAGAGCTTCTAATCGCGTAACCCATATACCAAAAACCAACATACGTACCAAAACCCCAAGTAAACGACAACCCTATATCAATAGCCGTTATTTCGTAGGATTCTGAATTTTGTTCATCTAATAATTCTAATCTTGCATATTCAGCACTAGTTAAAACAATAGCTTCAAGACAGCCAGAAACAGACAAACCCTGCTCTTCATAACGATGAACGTTTAAAGATTGACTGCTAGACCAATATGTATCTCTATACGTCAAACATTGTGCTGATTGAGCAAGTTCAGAAAAAAGCAAAAAAGAGATAATAACAATCAACTTTAATAAAGTTATCATTAGTACAATTTGGCATTTCTGCTTAATTCTGAATTTCATTTAAACGACCTTTTTCAATTGATTTTCATCAATCTTTTGAAATTGCATATTGAAACGATCTATTTCTAAATCGCCATATTTTCCGGCCTTGTAACTACATGGTAAAAGCTCAAATTTACCAACAGTTAAACACTCAGGTAATGATTCAAAAGTTAGTTTAATTTCTTGGGGAAAAGCGCCACCGTTGTGCATGTAACCTTTTTGCTGATAAACCTCTCGTTCACCAAATTTACGTGATTCTGGGCGGTCATGGTTTTGTACAATTTCTATTATTAAATTACTCATATCAATCAACCTTAAATTTATCTTTTAATTTACGTTTAATGTGTAGTTCTGACCTGTTTTCTCTTAACATCTGAAGAACAACTCTTTCAAAATAATTAAACATTTGAGAACCAAATTGGTAAGGGTTTTTTTTAAGATAATCTTCTTTATTCATCTGGTAATACCCTTACATCTAGTGAGCTGCATAAGGGGCAACACACCAAATTATTATCAAAATTAGTAACTACATCGAGTTCTAACTCTGAGCCTACCCAACCACATGAGCAGTTGAATAAAACATCTTTTACATTTTCAAAAAAAATAGCGTCCATGCTTTTAAGCCCTAATCTTTATTATCAAGTGGATGGGATAATGATTTTTCGACTTGTCGTGGCTCTTCTAACCACGCACAAGAATCACAAACATTATGAAAAGTTGAACTACCCTCAATTTCACAAAAGCACATTTCACAAAAATGAATTTCATCACACATAATTAGCTTACCGCTCTTAGTTGTATTTGGTCACACAGATGTTCAGGCTCTTTGTAGCTTGCCGGATGTTGCTTCGAGAAATCGACATTAATAACGCGCAACATAGGGACAACATTTGAAGCGATACCTTTAAGGTTTTGCAAATGAGCTTTTGAAACAACAGTAGAAAGCTCTTTCATATTTCTATAAAAGGTTTTTTCTGGTGTAGTACGTTTTACTTCATCAAAGCCTTCATTCTTGAAAGAACGATAAAAACGGAATAAACGCTCCGCCTTTGCATAACTAGTATTACCTGTCTTTTCACTAACGGTATTAAAATCTGCTTTTAATTTATTTAAAATTTCTTCATCATCAAATACATTCATTTTCTCATCTCCAATCGCGCCAAATACGTCTTTAAATGCCTCAGTCCAAAGTGCCTCTATCAGGCAACCATTAAAATTTTCTGCGTAATCCATGAAATCACCTAAATGCGTTGGAATACCTAAACGGGCAAACATGCGCGGCAAAATCGAAGCCTCAAAACGAAGTGCGTTCTCTGCAAACGCCCTAACCTCACTACTACTCATAATTTCTAATTGATGCTTATAAATCGGCAAATTTGAATTTTTAGTTTTTTTAAGTAGTTCTGAAATCTGATGCTCAAGCTCATAGTGTTTTAAATATATTTTTAGTTGTTTATGTCTTGACGCCTTTTGACCGTTGGAATTAGTACCAAAATAAGCGGTAGTCGCGTGACTATTTTTTGATGAACGAGTTTGACCAGAAGAAATATTTTTAAGTGCCGCTATTGCTTGCCTACCTTGGCTTTGACTTTCCATTTGAGCCGAAAAAGTAACATCGATTTGCTTTAATTCAGCTAAATGCCAATCGAGCATTTCTGAAAGTTCAGGCATACCAACTTGAAAAGTATGAACCAAAGACATAAGGCACTTTTCAACATCACAAGAACCATAAACATTATGACCCTGTAGTAATTTTGCAGGACTAGCCTTTAGCTCAATATGAGGCCAATAATTCTGACCGCCTTGGAAAATCTTAAATGACAACGAACTATTACTACTAGCAATTGATTCGTATGGATGACGTAAACGCGATGCTGAAATTGAACCATCGGGGTCGTACTCTATCTCCCCTGCTTCAAGCTTTGCACCGCTCCACTGACACATCTGCAAATCAACTAAACCATAATTTTCCGCAGCATCTCCGCTACAGAACTCATCTTTAAATGGTATTGATATACGCCCAATGTCAATCATAATTATGCGTTTCTTAGAAACTAAATATTTATTTATTGCGTATAAGTTAGTTTCTAAGTTTCTTATTGTCAAGTAAATAAGTATATTGGTTTATAATTATTTAGTAACCCATAAAAAAGTAGCTAGAAAAATGCCAACAAAACACATAGATGATGCAACATGGAGAAAAGTTGAAAAAGAAGTAGTCAAAGCCGTTATAGCAACAAAAAAAGGATTTAAAGATGCGGAAATAATAAAGATTTTACTTAACAAAGGTATCGAAGAAATAACCGAAGACGACTACATCAAATACTCAAACACAAAAAACAAATAACACTGTACAAATAAACAGTTATAGTGAGAATAAATAATTAATTTCGGTCAAAATGACAGTAGAGTCCACTGTTATAGTATGTGGACTCTTCAAACAAAAACAGCTAAAAATAAAATACCGTATAGCAGCTATACGGTATTTTTATTATGATGCTCGGATGCTAATAAAATTCACATCAAACGATCCCATTTTTGAACAAGCCATTCAATTACTAAAACTAAAATATCGTACAGGGGCAACATCAAAAGCCGTAAGGCGTGCAATTTATGAATTTTATGAAATCGAACAGGAAAACCAAATACTAAGTGTTATGGTTGAAAGTTTGGAGGACGAAGTTTTTAGATTGCGTCAACTACTCGACATTCAAAGGAGTACCAGAACAAGGGCTATTGTACGCAATTTAAGATAGTTTTTAGACGTTTTAGGCCATTAGTCCAGTTCTAAAACGTATCGGACTTAAGGGTTGTTACAAGCCCTTACCTTAATTTAGCTTTTAAAAGTTTACTCATATTTCTTTCAGCATCATCTTTGGCAGCAGTTGCAGCACGAAATTCATCAATATGATTTAAAAGATTTTCAATTCTATCTAAAGCTTTGTGATATTGCTTATCAAGTTGAGTGTAATTATCAACACAATAATCAGCAACCTTTGAAGCTGAACCAACACCAAGAACACCTTTTAAATGTTCAACTTTCTTTTCAAATTCTTTAGAGTCATTCTTAAATTTAACTAACATAAGTATCCTTTTAGTACCAAAATCATATTACCGGTTCTTTGCCAGGATAACATTATAGTACCAAAAAGAAAATAATTATTTTTGCCTGGCTAAGTTTTTAGTACCAAAATTATATTACCGGTTCTTTGCCAGGAAGAGTTTTTAGTACCAAAAGAAAACAAGAAAATAAGAGCAGAATTATCAATATCGGCTACAGCCACCATAAAAGGTTCGAGTTATACCCCGTAATACAGTACGGGGATTTTAAAAATGGCATAAAAAAACTGCTCATTAGCAGCTTTTGGATAGAAAGACCCGTTTAGCAGGACGAAGAAAAGTTACCGCTTCGCTGCATTAGCCTCGAACAATTAAAAAAAGCAACTCCCACTTCGTGGGTCCCTCTTTTTGTTAATTGTTCGCTGCTAATTGTGGGTCTGAGCCAAGCTGAACAGCTTGAGCAGGAGCGTTACAAGTCAGATAATCTGAGTATTCATAGTAAGAAATAGCAACAGCACAATCACCCAAAACCTGAACATCATACCCTGCTGATAATAAATCTGAATTTTTCACAGTAAAAACATGTTGCCCGTTTTGAATCGCTGAAAAATAAACAACCTTTACACGAAAACCATTATCCGTATATTCAGCAGAGCCAGATATTGCAAGGTCGACCTTATAAAACGGATGATAATTAGCGCTATTAGCTATCATGTTTTCATATTTCAATTGACCAAAAGATTTTTGTTTAGGGGCGCGTGGTGAGACAGAACGACTTTCATTAGGTTTAACCTGTTCCAAATCTAATGACTCTAAAGAATTATTTTTTTGATTTTGATTAAGTGGCCGCTCAATTGAATCACCCTCTTTTTTAGATTTGTTATTTTTACCATACAACGTTGACGAAATAATAAAAAAACCAAAAACAACAAAAATCAAACTACCCTTAATCGACCAATGTTTATACCACTTCTCTATATCATTACTGGTTGCCTCATCAACAGAGCTATTACTTTTAGTATGAGACTGATAGAAAGAAAAATATTTTTTTTGATAAACACGCTCATGTGTGGCAACAACTGAGGAATTAGAGCTAGCAGCCCCATCATGAACTTTTAAAATATATTTATTATCCTGACCCATCATAGACTTTTTAATTGCTCGATAATGATTAACAATCATATCCTTAATATCACGATTAACTTTTCTAAAGTTTTGCGTAATGAGCATAATGTCAAAACCATAATGCCTATGCATCGAAAAGAATTCGGTTAATTCTTTTTCAGTTCCTTGTGTTGGCATAGCCAGATGGCATTCATCTATAAAAAAATAAACCTTTTGACCTTTATCATTAACCCAGCTTTCATATTGTAAAAAATGGTCTTTCTTAGAAAACGGACGTTGACCACCATAATTATGAAATTCACCGTCAACAACAACAATCAAATCACGACAAAACTCACCAAAAACAGCACAAAACCTATCAACATTTAAAGGTAAGTTGGTAACAACCTTTCGTCTATCTTTAGTAACAATAGGTATGATATGACTAACAACAGCCTCGTAACTTTTGCCCCCTCCCGGCTTACCCGAAATTCCATGAATCATATTACGAACCCCAACGGACAAATGGTATTGTTTGCAGGATAAATCGTACAGACAAGCAAGTAACTATCATGCCGAGAGCCTGACTAAAACCAATCTGAGTTAACATGTAAGATGTTTCAGGAGGTATGAAAGACATATATTGAGCAATATCAAGACCACTCATTAACGCACCAACACCATCAAGCATAGTAAGACCGATAGTCATTAAACCGTCCATAATCCATATAAAAAAATCCTTGAGCATATCAAAAAGCGACAAAACGAGACGCCACATAAAATCAATAAAATCATTCCAACGATTAGCGAACCAATCCAACATAATTAACCCCCAAACAAAATTTTACGACAAAGGAAACCCGCAGTTATTAAAATAAAAATCCTAACGGCTGGAAAAACACGAGGGTCAATATTGAAATCGTGACAACCAAAATTACCCATTGCACCAATGTTAAAACAAAAATTATAACTAGGAGCGGAACCACCAGAAATAGATGGATTAAACTGATCAAGAAAACCATAAAATTCAGTCTGTTTAATATCAATCAATTTTTCATCAAAAACACCCTGTAAACCGTTTTCGTATTCAGAAACCCAAAAACCAGTTAAACCTTCAGATGGTTCTGTCTTAGTTTCAATACTAGTAGAGCAATTACCGTCAACATCACAAACACCCTCGTCTGAATCACCACCGCCACCACCTGAACCAGTTTCAGAGCCTTTAGTTACTGCATCTGTAACCATTTTCAAACCATCTGCCGTTCTGTCGTTTGCGTTTTTAATGGTATCAATTAATTTAATGGCATTTTTAGTTTGAACATCGACTTCTTTATTATGAAGTTCAATATCTTGCTTTTTTTGTTCTGTACTTTCAGACTCTAACTTTTCTTTTAAATTGCGTATTTCACATGATGCATCACCTTCGGAGCATGATTCTTTTGCAGGCTCAATAACTGGTATATCACCATCACTTGCTTTACTAGGTTCATTATCAATAGGTGGTTCAGGTTCTGGGTCTGGTTCAGCTTCTGGGTCAGAGCCATTAGAACACGTATATAGACCATCAATATTACTGCAATTCTCCTCTCCTCCTTCAACATGCCATTGATCTTTAGGTTGACCCTGCCCACAAACTCGACCTGTAGCAACTGTACTAATGGCAACGTTACCTTTATAACCACCATCATTCTGACCACCAGAAACATTATGAGCACAAGAACCATCGCAATAGGTTCCACCT